ATACTTATCGAAGCGAAATAGAAATGCTGGAAATTAAAATCCACGACCGAGAATTGAAAGCACTGCGGAAATCACTCGCGCAGCTCGGCGGCAAGATGGGCGTCGTTATGAGCCGGGCGCTGAACAAGACGACCACAACCGGCCGCGCTGAAATCGCCAGGTCGTTATCCAGACAAATGAAAATCCCCGTCGGCAAGATCAAACGCCACGCCCCGATATTCAAAGCGACCCGATCGCACTGGCGGGCCGCCGTCAATCTCGATCTAACCAGGTTTAAGGTTATCGACCTGAAAGCGAAGCAGCGGGCGACCGGGGTCGCGTACCGATCGCCGGAAACCGGAACAATGACGGTTATCGAGGGGGCCTTTATTCAGACAATGCCGTCGGGCCACGTGGGCGTATTCAAACGTTGGGGCCCGCATCGCCTGCCGATCGTAGAGCTGCGGGCGGTTAGTCTATCGAAGGCTTACGAGGCCGACACGGCCCTGGCTCAAGCCGTCTGGCGCAAGGCCCAGGAACGGCTGGGCCAAAACATCGCAAACCAGGTCGATCTCATAATTAGTCGCAAGCGGGGGGTCGCATAATGCCGCCGCCGGTCGTCGAACAAATCGCCGCCGAGATTGCCAGGCTTATCAGCCTGATTACGACCGCCAACGGTTTCAATCAGGACCTTACGGCCACCAGGCCGAAGCGAATTCACCTGGAGGGGGATTTGAGCAAAGACAAAACCGTAATGATCCAGCTCGGCGAGGCCGAAACGCGAGACGAGGATTTGTCGGCCGATGGGATATACTGGTCACAAATGTTCGAGCTTGACGTTTACGTTGTCGATTCCGACGACTCAACGGAAGCCCTGGACACCCGCATAAATACGATCCGAGCTGATATCGAAAAACAACTCTGCCAGGGCGCAAACTTTTACCTGGCCGGGCTTGCCCAGGGCATCTATCCGACCGGGGCGACGAGGTTCACGGCCTGGGGCGAACGTTCGAGCTGGGCCGGGGCAACGCTCAGTTTCAAGGTGCTATACACAACAGATTTTGCAGACCCGTTTACACAAAGTTAGGAGCAAAGAAAATGATCGGACACGGTACAAAGCTAGTCGGCTCTGAAAGCGGCTCAATCGGCAAGCTGACGAATTTGGATTGGAGCGGCGCTCTTGTCGACGACGTCGAAATAACCGATTTCAACTCACCGGAAAAGTGGAAAGAATTTGAGGCGGGCCTGCGGGACGCTGGCGAACTAACCGCCGACCTGAACTACAGTAAGGCTATGGCGGTCGCGGTTCACGAAGCACTCGAAACCGAGACACAGACCTGGACCTTGACGTTACCCGACGGCCTGTCGATTCTGAGCTGCCGCGGTTATCTCAAGAGTCACGGCCTCGCGATCCCGATCGGCGACAACATTAAGCTGCCGATGGGGCTCAAGTACACCGGCCGGCCGCAATATCCGTCGAGTTCCAGCAGCAGCTCCAGCTCCAGCTCCAGCAGCTCGACATAAAAAAGATCCTCATCCTGCGCGGGCCTGTAGTCCGTTCACCGGGTTCGGACTTGCCCGCGCATTCTTAACGAAAGGAAAAAAGACCATGAACAAATGGGCAACGAAAGAAAGCTTTTTTAAGGTCCCCGTCCCGCATGAAATCGTCGAGATTGTGGGCGTCGGCGGCGTGAAAGTCTACGGCCTATCGGTCGGCGAGCGGGATGAATACGAAAACGACGTTTACACCGTCCGTCCCGGATCGCGAGAAGTGGTTATGGAAAACGCCCGGGCGCTTATGGTAATTCGAACGGTTCGCGATCAGCACGGCAAGCCGCTTTTCGGGCCCGGCGATATCGGCAAGGTTCTCGAAATGCCTGCGAACGTCGTCGAAAAACTATACCACAAGGGGCGGGAACTGTCCGGAATGCCGGTCACTGATTTGGATGGGTTAGTAAAAAACTACGAGCCGACCAGCGATCCCGATTCCGGCACCGGCTCGCCGGACATCTCAAAATGACGGTCGGCGAGTTAGAGTCGACCATGAGCGCTGCGGAAATGGCCCGCTGGGAGATTCTGGAAGTTATCGACCCGTGGGGCCAGCGGCGGTCGGATTTCTGTTTTGCGGTCTTGAGACAAACAATTATGGAATGCCTGATAAAGAAACCGCCGAGTTTCAAACGGACACTGGAGGTATTCGATTTCGATTGCCAGTTCCGCGAGCAGTCCGCTGAAGAACTGGCCTCAATGTTCGACGTTATAGTCGCCGGCGGGAAGGGGTCACAAAATGGCTAATACTAAAGTCGCTCTGGAATTACTCGCGAAAGATCGGTCGAGACACGTTCTCGGCCGTTTCCGCAGGGACCTGGGCGGGACGTCGGTTGCGTTGCGCCGCCTGGCGGGCGCTGCATTCGCCGCCGCCGGAATCGCGGGCCTGGGCTTTATGATAAAACAGTCCATGACGGCGATCGACCGCATCGCGAAAATGTCCGCGCAACTGCAAATTTCTACTGAGGCGCTTAGCGGATGGGAACACGCGGCAAAGATATCCGGAACGGAAATTACAGCGCTACACAAGGGCATCGAAATATTTGTCCGGCGCATGGGGGAAGCTCGCCAGGGAATCGGCGAGGGCGTTCGCGGCCTCGAAATGCTCGGTGTTACGGCCGACGAAATTATCAATATGGGCATGGAGCGGGCTTTCCTACTGGCTGCCGACGGTATATCCAAAATGGGGACGGCGGCGGATCAGGCCCTGGTTTCTTATCAGTTATTCGGCCGTGGCGGCGCTCAGCTCCTGAATATGTTCCAGGCAGGCGCCGTCGGCATTGAGGATATGCGTCGAGAAGCTGAAAAGCTCAATCTCACGTTTTCGCAAACGGACGCCGCCCAGGTCGAGGCGGCAAACGACGCATTGACCAGGATGAAAGATTTGTTCATCGGCTTAACGAGGCAACTGACGATCCAGCTTGCACCGTTCATCGAATCGACGGCAACTGCTTTCACGGAATGGGCCACCAGTGGCGAGGGGGCCGGCGAAAAGCTCATCGACGTTTTCGATGCAGTCGCCCAGGCGGTCGCCGTCGCCGCCGGCGAGATTGAAATTGCTACTCGCAGACTCAACGCTTTGCTGCATCCTATCGACACACTGCGCTCCGCCAGCGCTGCGACCGAGTCGGCTCTTGTTCGCTATCGCCAGATAACCGGCGATACACAAGCCGGTCGGCAAAACTTAAATTTACTTATTCCCGACACCAGGCCGAAGAACAGGGAGCTTTTCAATAAAATCCTACAAGAAGAACAGCTAAGGCGGGGTCTGATAATCCAGGACCGCCCGTCTGCGATCCGAGTTAAATTTGACGAAATTCGGCGCCGCTCGCAAGCGGCCAGGCGAGGGCCGACATTCGGCGGCCAGGGCAAGGGGACCGGGGTTCAAATGCCGAGTTTCGCCAAGCGGGCCGGCCTGGTGGGACAGATCGGCCCGGACAGTGACGCACTGTTCGCCGATCGCATGGGCCGCGAGGATGCGACCGGCCGCCAAATGATGGCCCAGGCGGACGCCGTCGCTCAGCTTGCAGCGCAGAAAGCGGAGTTTATGGCCGACCGTTTCAGCGATGCTTTTGCCTCGATGGAACAATCCGCCGGCTCTGTTTTTGTGCGGATGCGCCAAGAAGGAAAGAGCTTCGGCGAGGCGATGGAAGATATCGCGACGGATATCGGCGATGCGTTTTTACACATGCTGGGGCAAATTGCGGTGAGACAAATTCTACTGGGCGTTGTGGGCCAGGGAAATTTTAATAGTCTCATGGGTATTTCCGGCAATAAACAAGGCGGCGGCCACGTTCCCAGGGCCGGGATTTATCAACTGCACGGCGGCGAGCAAATCATTCAAGCGCACGAATCACCGATGAGCATTACACTGAAAAACGAAAGCGGTATCCCGCTGCGAGCTAAGCAGCCGATCGTCACCGACCGCCAAGTAGTCGTCGGCCTGGTTATGGAAGATTTCGACGCCGGCGGTCCGATGCGCGATATGATAAGGGGGGGGCGGTAATATGGCTTCGTTTTTTTCTATTCCGGAATATCCAACGAATTACAATTACCCGCAATCGCTTTTATCCGACCCCGTCCATCGATCGGAGACCGATAGCGGGGCATATTTAACGCGGACAAGGTCGACCGGCGTCCCGCGAACGCGCGAGCTGCTGTATAGTTCGATCAGCGAAACCAGCAAGCAAACGATCGAAACCTGGGAAAAGGAAACGATCGGCTTCGGCGGCGCTTCGTTCAACTGGCGCGATCCAAACCCGCAGGATCAGCGGCAGTATGTCGCCAAGCTCACCGGGCCTATCGATTACAACTTGCACCCGAAAAACCCGCAACGATGGCAAGTTAGAATCCCGCTGGTGTTAGTGGCTCAATCGTCCAGTTCATCGTCGGCGTCCAGCTCCAGCTCCAGCTCATCGTCGAGCAGCTTTTCGTCAAGCTCCAGCTCGTCGCTTTCAAGTTCCAGCAGCAGCTCGTCGGAATCGTCCAGCAGCTCCAGCTCCAGCTCATAGAGAAAAGCTAATATGCTTGCACTAAGCGAAAACCTGATAATCGCAAAGAACCGGCTCGAAACAAAATGGCCCTGGTTACTACTGGCCGAGTTACAGCTCAATGACGACGCCGGCACGGTCCGCCGGTTGGTCCAGAATTATGAGGATATTGTCGTCGGCCTCGACAGCTACGCCGGCAGCGGTTGCGTTGCGCACTGGAAGCTGAACGATAACGCCTGGTCGACGGTTGTTACCGATTCGAGCGGCAACGGCAATCACGCGACCGCGCAAGTAAATACGGTCGACCAGCACGTCGGCGGCCAGGGCGGCGGGGCTCATTTGTTCAATGGTTCGGATCAATATCACGACACCGAGGATCCTTTTCAGTCGA